ATCCTTTGGTGATTCCCAAGCCGTTGGTCCTGGCACTCTGGCGGCCGCTGCAGCCACAACCCTTACCGCCGCGTCCGCCGCGATTCAAGTCGGCATTCCAACCGCGGCGCAGGATGTTAACTTGCCAGCCGTTGGCGTGTCAAAGGGCTTGGCATTCTGGATCGTCAACAATTCAGCCGGCGCAAACACTTATACCGTTAAGAATGCCGGCGGTTCGACCATCGTATCCGTCGCTCAAAACAAGCGTGCGGTCGTGTTCTGCGACGGCGCAGCATGGTACGGGATTTTGACCGCCTAAGTAAATTAGACCAATCAAGGAGGTTTTTTCATGGCGCTGAACATCATCAAGATGCGCGATCTGTACGAAAGCCGGACCAAGCAGTCCAATGGGCGGTTTCGGTTCTTGACCGAAATGCGCCACGGGCTTGGTCTTTGCGACTCGGAAGGAAATGACTATCGCGACATCGCTGGGAATCGCCAGCTTCGTGAGCGTCATTTGCGCCCTGAAAACTTCTCCTTGGCTGAGTTGGCTGAGGCGATTGTCGGCCCGACATGGCGCAGCCTGTTCAATCCTGACTCCAAGGAATTGGGGCGCTATACCGTCGCTCGTTCTCTCGTTGAGGCGGGTGGCGATAGGCGGGCACTGACCGAAGCCGCGGGCATCGGTGTTGATCCTACGGCATTCCTGAATATCAACACCTTCACCAGCGTGGTGGGCGGCTTGGTCGAAGTGAAGATTCTTGAAGCCTTCAAGAATCCCGCCTTCATCGGTGATCGTCTTGCTCCGGCTGAACCAACAAAATTGAACGGCCAAAAAATCATCGGCGTCAATCGCATCGGTGATCGTGGTCGCAAGCGTCTGCCCGGTGAGGCTCACACCAGGGCGCAGTTCAATGAGCGTTGGGTGCTGACTCCCGAAACGAGGGAGAACGCTCTCGCCGTCGATATTTACAAGGAAACGGTCTTCTTCGACCTTACCGGCGATATCCTGAATGTTGCCGCTAGCGTCGGCGAAGAACTTGGCTATCGTCGTGAGTTGGAAATTCTGTCGCTCATTATCGGCGGCACGAACACATTCAACTATAACGGCACGGCGTATAACACTTATTCATCGTCGCTGAACTCCATCGGGTACTTCAACGACTTCTCTAATCCGCTAACCGACTGGACATCGCTACAGGCTGACATCCTCAAGTTTGCCCGTATGCAAGACCCGTATACCGGCAAGCGTCTCTTGATCGTGCCGAACACGATCCTTGTCAACCCCGCCAAGGTTGCGACTGCTAACCTTATCGTCGGCGCAACCGCAACCGAACGGCGTACCGCAGGTGCAAGCACCCAAGCGACCGCCAGCACGCTGAATGTGAGCGTGACCCCGAGCAATCCTTACTCGGGTCAGTTTGAGGTTCTTTCAAGCCCATTGCTTGAACAGATGTGTACGACCGCGGCGGCCGATGGCGGATTGGCTCTGTCGCAGGCCAACGCTGACGAATACTGGTGGATGATGGAAGCCGGAAAGAGCTTCCGGTACATGCAGAACTATCCATTGAGCGTGGCTCAGTCTGCGCCCAACCAATATGAGATGCTCGACAAGGGCATCGTTGCGACATATTTCGCCAACGAGCGCGGAATTCCAAGCGTGTGGTCTCCCTGGCACATCGTCAGGAATACCAACTGATCTTAAAATCGAGGTAATCATCATGGCTCGTTCCGCAGCCACGACTCAGCCGGTGGAGACTCCGCCGGCTGTTTCCGTGTATAAGGTTTGGTATCACTTTTGTCCGGTTTTATTGGTCGAGGCGCGTGACAAGGTTGACGCCGTGAACCAGTATCGCGCCCGGTTTTTCCTGCACTATTTGAGAGAACCCAAGGTGGAATTAGCCAATGGCGGCAACTGACGATTTGGCGACGGCGATCACTCAGATTGCCGCGCAAATCAAGGACATCACCGCAGACCCCAAGCCGACATATTCGGTCAATGGGCAATCCGTTTCATGGGAATCATATTTGTCCATGCTGACGGAACAGTTGATAAAGTTGCAAACGGCGCAACAAAGTTTGGCCGGACCATATCAGCGCGTCTCAAGGATGCGCCCGTGAAATACGCCAAAATTGCAATTAACGGCACCGGGGATGAAGTTGTTATTCCTGGCATTGCTGGGAAAAAATTGCGAATTTTGGACTATATCGTGGCATCTGGAAACAATGCGATTTTGACTTGGAAATCATCAGGCGGAACAGAACTTTCAGGTCAAATGCATGTAGCGGCAAATGGAAATTTAGTTGCCGTTGGTGGGTATCAAACGCCGGCGGGCATGTTCGGGTTATTCGAGACATTGCCGGGAGAAGGATTGCTTCTCAACTCTGATAAGGCTTGCGGCGGGCATCTCACCTATCAGGAGATTTCAGTCTGATGGCGAGGGTGGCGATCACGATTGGCGTGGCGCAAGCTCTGGCGAATATGGCCGGCGCGGCACCTGATGGTATGAGATTAACGAAGGAACAGGCGCAAGGATTGCAACGGGCGGCATTGGCTCTTGTGCGAGAACATCAACAAAGATTAAGTACTCCGGTTGGTGCTATTCGTGTTCGCGGCAGGGTTCGCGTGACACAAAGAAGCCGACCGGGTGAATATCCTCGCAAGGATACCGGTGCATTGGTCAACGGAATCGCAATCGAAAACAAGACTTTGCAGGATGTCATGCGCACAGGAACCCTACGGGTCGGTTTGCGTCGATCCGTATTCTATGGCGCGTATCTTGAGGTGGTTTATCGTCGCCTTGGATTGCGGCGAACAATGCAATCCATGTTTGTGCGATTAGTTGCATTAGCGGGCATTCCGTTCCGTTATCAATTCATTGATGTTAGGCCAGGTGATGGCGAGGTGTTGCAATGAAATTTGCGAAAATCGATGTGAGTTCAAGTGGATCAAATACAATTGTCTCAGCCGTTACAGGCAAAAAAATCAGAGTGCTGGCGTACACGATCCTTGCTGCCGGTGCAGTCACGGCAAAGTGGCAATCGGCATCGACTGATCTTTCAGGCGCGATGAGTTTGGCGGCAAATGGCGGCGCGGCACCGTCAATTTCGATATTGGCACCGGGTAACATGATTGGACTTTTTGAGACGGCACCGGGTGAGGCTTTGAATTTAAACCTTGGCGGTGCGGTGAATGTCGCCGGACATATGACCTACATTGAGGTGGCGGTGTAATGGCTCTTCCGCTACTGGGCGCTGGCCTGGCCGTTGATGTTTTGCCGTTTACCCCAGCCAGTATTTCCGGCCTGCAACTGTGGCTAGATGCCTCAGATTCTTCCACGCTGTTTCAGAACAGCAATGGCACCACGGCGGCGACGGCGGATGGTGATCCGGTTGGGTATTGGCAAGATAAAAGTGGAAATGGGAGGCACGCCACGCAGAGTGATGGGACAAAAAAGCCGACGCTAAATGTCGCAAATCAAAATGGGAAAAATGCGACCTTGTTCGATGGCAGCAATGATGTCCTGCAAACGGCTAGTTCTGGCCTCACGACTATACCGTACACCTATTTCATCGCATTTCGACCTATGGCAACCGATTCAGTCACTCGTAGATGTTTTTGTGGAGCAAATAGTGTAGGAAATCTGGACATATTCCAAGGGCTAGGCCCACGAAAATGGTCCCTTTATGCCGGAGCGCCATACGGAGTGAATGGTGGAGAGGCAATTGCTGGAACGAGATACCTTGTTTATGCGTTAGTAAATGGAACATCAAGTGTTTTGGATTATAACGGATCAGTTTTGACTGGAAATGCTGGCAGTGCTGTGCCAAATGGATTCTATGTTGCCGGACTTCCGTCCTACTCGGAATATGGCAATAATTATTATTATGAAATTTTAGTTTATAATAAATTGCTATCTAATACAGAAATTACAAATTGCAAAAATTATCTCAACGCCAAGTGGAGCATCTACTAATGCCCACCAACTGGATTCACGCCGTCCATGTTATTTGCGCCGCCGATGCCATGCCTGGCGCGATTGCGGCGCTTGATATCGCGTTTCCATGCGACGATGGAGCGCCAAGGGATACGGCGCACCCGGAGCGTTACGGGTGCAAACTGTCGGCGACAGGACAGGCGCCAGCGACACATTATGGGGCATCTTTTTCGGTGACCGAGGAGATACGCCAGCGGCTGGAAGCAATGGGATTGGATAAAACGCCAGGAATAAATTACTGGCGATGTAGCAATCCTGAGGGAATTTTGCAAACATCGAATTGGCCAAACCAGCAAACTGGAATTCCGTTCATATTTGATGATGCGGCTACGGTGATGGGATTGCAAAGGGTCCAATCGGAGTATCCGATATGACTCTGTCTTGGCTCGGCCCAGCCGGCGATCACAACTATTTTGACCAGCTAGAAACGCTGGTGTTAACGCGTTTGAACGGCAATACGCAGACGATTTATAGATGTTTGCGATTGCCCGCAAATCTGGATGTCGGATCAGGCGGATCATTGCTGGCCTACGGCAACATCACCCGATGGAATTTATGGATACAAGAATGCGCCACCGCACCGGAAATCAATGCGCTATTGACGGACAGCACGAATAGAAAATACCGGATCAACAATGTCACGCAAAGCGTAAATAAAAACATGTGGGAGGTCGAAACAACCGCAGATGCTGGAGTCGCTTTGTGAGTGCGTTTTACGACATCATGGCCGACATTAAGACTCGTATCGAGACGATAGCGAGCGTGCCTCCAGTTGTTATTCGTTCACGGGCAATTTTGTTAGAGACTGATGCCCTGCCGGTGATTATCGTTTCACCACTGCAAGAAACCAACGCAATTGATGCGTTTAATTTGGCCGTGGCATGGGATTACACGGTTCAAGTGACGATAGTTCAGGCGGCCAACCGCGTGTTCTCGGCGAATGTCTCTTCATATTTGCAGTTGCGGGAGAATATCCGTCAGAAGCTCTACCAGCCAACATTGCCGACAGTTACGGGTATAATCGGGATGGAGATCAACATGCAACCGGCTTTTGAATCCGTCATTGGAAATGTCAACAATTATGATATTTCCGGCATGACGATCACATACCGGCGGTTGGAGGCAAGATCAGCATGAGCGTTGATATCTCAGCCGTTGTTGGTCAAATCTCTTG